ATTAGTGCCATTATCCACAGGGATGGGATTTGTGGCAATCTGTATCTTAAGTACTCTCAGGGAATGCCATCTGGGTTTGCCATGACTGTAATATTCAACTCTTTTGTTAACTATTATTTCATGGGTTTAGCCTGGATGCACATTGTTTCACAGTCTGAGCTAAGTCCACAAGCTGATCTTGCATCCTTTGACTATTACACAAAGCTTATCGTGTACGGGGATGACAATGTGGTAGCTGTAGCTGATGAATTCTTAGAAGTTTATAACCTGAGGACGGTTGCAAGCTACTTGAGTGGATTTGGCATCACTTATACAGACGACGCCAAGAATCCCATACACCTGAGTGAACCCTATGTTGAAGTGGATAAGGTCTCTTTTTTGAAGAGAAACTTCGTGCAAGCTGGGAGTTCAGGATTGATTTGGAAAGCGCCACTCGATAAAACTAGCATAGAGGAAAGGTGTAACTGGATTCGGGAATGTGAAGTGCCTGAAGAAGCTCTGATGCAAAATATAGAGTCAGCCTTGTATGAGGCATCTATACATGGAGAGGATTACTTTTGTGATCTTAAGGCCAGGATAGATGATGCACTGGAACGCGTGTCACTACCACCCACCACTGAGAGCTTTACTCGGAATCAAAAACGATGGTGGGCCAACATGACTGGAGATAAGTTGGTGCAAACTGATTTGACCAACTTAGTGAAACTGTCGAAACACAACAGGGTGGATCTCAACTTTAAGTGCAGAGATGTGCTTATTGGGGAAAATTTAACCCTACGGGAGGTTTTAGATAGGGCAAAACATAGTAAGACCATGCCGTTCGTGGTGTGAGTCCCTGTGTGGCCCGTCTAAGCTTCTCTTTACCAGGCAAATACTTGTACTGCGTCCCTTTGTTGGGCTGCGGGGCCGGTCTCTTTTGAGACTCTCACGACTTCACGTGAGTGGCGCTTGGCGACTAAGTGTCTGTTTTCAATAATAGTCGTGCCCAGCTCCGGACAGAAGAGCATCCTAGTACCAGATTTTTGGTACCACACAAAACCTTTGACACTCAAGTTTTCTTTTATTTTTCTTGAGGTGTTGTGAGCCTTAATTGCGTTCACCCACTGGCCATGGAATAGGCTACCACACGGTGTGCCCGTTGTGGTCCCTCGGGACTTTCCCTCTTTAATATTATAATACGTCACTGATATGAGAGCCCCGATGGGCTTAAAATATCAGACCATCCTGAGCTGTTTACTCAAGATGTGTTATTAGACGATTCGCATTATATATTATCCAAGTCTTTAAGCTTGGAACCTATACTAGTGATGCCGAGTCATCATCTCCCTTAATTTACCTACTTCGTGAAAGTTGTTGGATAGGAAAAACTGTCAATACTACGTGGAACTGCTGGACTGATTTATCAGATTCCTAAAATGGTCTGCTAGTGGCGCAGGAAAATCCCGGACGCAACATCAGTAATGGAGTCGGTTGATATGAGTGGGGTGGTGAGTGAGTTGAATTCAATGTCGATGGTGGCCAATGTCCAACCGGTTGAAACTTCACAACTGCAGCACTAGGCACGAATAGGAGTAATAGAGTG